AGGATCATCTAAGATAGATCAATTAGGAGATCATCTTGAAGAATTTTGTACTAATAGAAGTTCTGATACCACAGTTAAAGAAGATATTGTAAGAGGTAATGTTTATACTAATCAAGGAAAACATTATTTTATATTCAGTAAATTTTATCATGGATTTTTACAAAAAAGAAAATGGGATGAAAAGTCTCAAGTTACACAACAAATGTTAAAAGAACATTTCAATTTTAAAGATGAAAGATGGACTATAAGTAAAAAGAAAATAACAGTTATGTCTATAAAATCTTTTGAAAAAATACCTGATAACTATAAACCAAAACAATTTAAGCCAAAGGATCCTTATTAATGAGAGGAGAACAATTACTTCTTTGGGAAGATAAAAAACAAATTATTTTAGAAAAAGAAAAAGTAGATATATCTACGTTGAAAACATTAAAAACGAGGAAACACCCTTTTGATCTTTTGCCAAAAGATACATATTTTATATACAAAACAGGTGGAATAAATCCTTTTATGAAAGAGTTAGGACCTATATTTCCAGTTATAAAAAATTCTAGCGGAAAAGTATTATCTCAAGTTCCTTTAACAAGTGGCAAAGATTCTCCATATCCACATATAATACTTACAACATATATAAATGGTAAGAAAATTGGTCTCAAATGTTTTCTACATAAAATAGTTGGACTAGCATTTTTAAAAAATGATGATTTTGAAAACAAATATATAATAGATCATTTAGATGATAATATATTTAATTACCTCCCAGAGAATATAGAATGGGTTACATATGGAGAAAATATGAGACGGACATATCTGAGAGGAAGGAGATGAAAACAATTGTATTAGGACCACCAGGTACAGGAAAGACAGAAACCTTACTAACTAAGGTGGAAGAATATTTAAAAGAAACTGATCCTGATAAGATTGGTTATTTTGCTTTTACGCAGAAAGCTGCCAACGAAGCAAAAGATAGAGCGATGAAAAAATTTAATTTAACTGAAGATGATCTTCCATATTTTAGAACGTTACATTCATTAGCTTTTAGAAGATTAGGAATTAAAAAAGAAAATGTAATGCAACCTTATCATTACAAAGATTTAGGAGAAAAAATTAAACTTCCTTTGTCCGTTCCTGCATGGGACAATGATGACAGTCATGCTTTCTTTTCTTCAGAGAGTGAAGAACTTAATATTATTTCTAAAGCTAAACATAAACAAATTAAAGTTGAACAACAATATGATTTAGGAGAACATAGTAAAGAAGTATCAAGAGAAAAATTAATTATTTTAGCAAATGAATTAGAAATTTATAAAAAAGAATATGGTCTTATTGATTTTCATGACATGATTACCAACTTTATTAAGAGTGATAAGTGTCCTCAATTTAATGCAACTTTTATTGATGAAGCTCAGGATCTGTCTAAAGTTCAATGGGAAATGGCTGGAAATATCTGGAAAAAAACAGAAGATTCTTTCATAGCTGGCGATGATGATCAAGCTATATTTAGATGGGCCGGTGCCGACGTAGATAGTTTTATTGCTTTAGATGGAAAAATTAATCAACTAATTCAATCCTTTAGAGTACCTATGAAAGTTCATAAATTAGCGGCCGACATTGTAAACAGAATTTCAAAAAGAATCAACAAGAATTGGTTGCCTTCTAAACGTGAGGGAAACATAAAATGGTATGATAGTTTTGATCAAATTAATTTGAAAGAAGGAAAGTGGTTAGTCCTAACAAGAACTAATTATCAATTAAATGATATTGAACAAGTTTTATATGAAGATGGAATGTATTTTAAAAGTAGAAATAAAAAAAATTATGAAGCAGATCTTTATCAAGCCATTACGGATTGGGAAAATTTGCGTAAAGGATCATTAATAGAACATAAAAAATTTATACATATTGCAGGGTATATGAGTCCTAAAAATCTAGATAAAAATGCTATTCAAGGAATGGCTAAAGAATCTTTCTATGGTATGGATCAACTTAAAAGAGATTATGGATTAAGAACAGATCAAGTATGGCATCAGGCTTTAGATGATGCCCCTTGGAGAAGGGTTGAATATATTCGCTCAATGCGTAATAATGGAGAAAAATTAAATAAAGATCCACGAATTAATTTATCAACTATTCATGGAGCAAAAGGAGGAGAATGCACCAACGTAGTACTATTAACCGATCTCACAGAAAACACGATGAAAGGATATGAAAAGAATCCTGACGATGAAGAAAGATTATTTTATGTGGGAGCAACTCGAACTAAAGAGACGTTGCACATTGTAAACCCTAAAGATATTTATAAAGGATATAGAATATGAGTGTATGGAAAAAACAAGTAGGAGGCAATCATTATACCAAATATAAAATGCAACCTAGTAAATTTGTAACTGAAAATAAATTATTATATCCTGAAGGAAGTGTTATTAAATATGTAGTACGCCATCAGGATAAAGGAGGAAAGGAAGATTTGGAAAAGGCTAAACACATGATCGATATGATTATTGAACGTGATTATAAAGAAGACAATAACAAAGAAACCACGCAAGAAGAATGGATACAAGGGTATCATGACTGGCTACGAAAAAGACATAAAAAAGAAAGATGTCCACATAACTAATGCAGATCCCTTTATTTACCCCTCAAACAGAATGGATTCCTCCGGAGGAATTTCCAAACCTCTCAAAATATAAGGAAATAGCCATTGATTTAGAGACTAAAGACCCTGACCTTATTAAAATGGGATCAGGTTCTGTTACTCGTAATGGACATGTAACAGGAATTGCTGTCGCTGTAGAAGGCTGGTCTGGTTATTTTCCTATTGCTCATGAAGGTGGAGGAAACATCGATAGAGATAGAGTTCTTTCTTGGTTTAGAGACGTCATGAGAACTAACTCTCTTAAAATTTTTCACAATGCTATGTACGACATGTCTTGGATTATGACATTAGGTATACCTGAAATTAATGGAAAGATTGTAGATACCATGATCGCAACCGCCTTGGTTGATGAGAATAGAAAAAGATATGATCTTAATTCGTGTGCCATTCAGTATGTTGGCAGAGGAAAAGATGAAGCAGCTTTATATGCAGCTGCAAAAGAATGGGGAGTAGATGCTAAAGCAGAAATGTATAAACTTCCAGCAATCTATGTGGGTGCTTATGCAGAAAAAGATGCAGAAATTACTTTAGAATTATGGAAACATTTAAAACAGGAAATACAAAACCAGGACCTAGAAGCTATCTTTAAATTAGAAACAGATTTATTTCCCTGCTTGGTTGCCATGAGACATAAAGGAGTTAAAGTTGATGAAGAACTTGCTCATACATATAAAAAAAACTTAGTAGAAAGAGAAAACAAACTTCTACAAAAAGTTCAGAAGGAAACCAATGTAGATGTTCAAATTTGGGCGGCGAGAAGTATAGCACAGGTCTTTGATCATTTAAAGATACATTATGACCGAACAGAAAAGACGAATGCTCCTTCATTTACAAAGAATTTTTTGGCTAACCATCCCCATCCTATGGTTAAACTTATTGCCCAGGCTCGTGAAATTAATAAAGCTCACACCACATTCATAGATACTATACTTAAACATGCACACCAGGGAAGAATTTATTCTGAAATTAATCAATTAAGATCTGATAACGGTGGAACAGTTACAGGTAGATTTTCTTACGCACATCCAAACCTTCAGCAAATTCCGGCACGAAATAAAGAATTGGGTCCAATGATTCGTTCTTTGTTTCTGCCGGATGAGGGGTGTAAGTGGGGATGTTTTGATTACAACCAACAGGAACCAAGACTGGTTGTCCATTATGCATTACTACAAAATATGTATGGAGTTAATGAAGTTTCAAAAGCATATGAAGAAGGAGATGCAGACTTTCATAGTATTGTTGCTGAGATGGCTAATATTCCTAGATATCAAGCCAAGACTATTAATCTTGGATTATTTTATGGAATGGGAAAAAATAAATTACAAGCTGAACTTGGAGTATCAAAAGATAAAGCAGATACTTTGTTTAAAAAATATCATGGTCAAGTTCCATTTGTTAAACAACTTATGGAAGCTGTAATGAATCGTGCACAACAATCAGGAAGGATACGCACACTACTCGGTCGTGTGTGTCGATTCCATTTATGGGAACCAGCACAATTTGGTATTCATAAAGCTTTATCACACGAGGAAGCACTCAGAGAACACGGACCGGGGATTAGAAGAGCTTTTACTTACAAAGCACTCAATAAATTAATTCAAGGATCCGCGGCTGATATGACTAAAAAGGCTATGTTAGATCTTTTTAAAGAAGGAATTATTCCACATATTCAAGTGCATGATGAGTTGGACATTTCCGTAAAAGATGATAAAGAAGCAAAGCGTATTATTGAAATAATGGAAACCGCAGTTGATCTTGAGGTACCAAATAAGGTAGACTATGAGAATGGTAAAAACTGGGGAGATATACATTAGGAGGAAACTATGGAAAAAGTAAAACAAGTTTGGACATGGGCAAAAGCTCATCCACAGACATCTATCTTTATAGTGATAGTAGTCGTTGCTATTTATTTTTTAGTAATCTAAAGGCTATATGAGAGATGGCTTACTTGAATGCAAACATTCCTGTGACCTATGCACAGATCAGGAGAGAATATCTCTATGACCTTAAGGACCACCATGGAGAGGTGGAAGATTGTATTGTATTTGGGTTGGCATCGATTACGGGACGTCCTGTACTCTTTCATGCTGTTATGGAAAATGGTGCGATCTTTTATCGTCTCCCTATATCAGCATTCATTCAAAGAGGATTTAGAGCAGATCAAGTTCCTAGACGTAGACTTGATGAGCTGGAGTTATGGAATTGCTTCAGTTACTATCCTGCTGTTACTTCTTATGATATTTTAGATGGGCAATCCGCAAAATATATAGGAAAAGATAAACAATGGCATCCCGGTGCTTATCTTTTTACAGTTGACTGGGCGCATCCAGAGAGTAATATAGTAGATACGGATCATTCGGAAATTCCGCACGAACATAAGTGCGCACATATATTGGCATTAGATGATGGCAATTATGCAGCTCAACCAAATAATAGATTAATATGGAGTATTCCTTCATTTACCGTGAAGGATGAAATTCCATTTGATTGGAAGGTACAAACAAGTGATTGGAATGTTGAAGATAGTCGGAAATGGAAGACAGAAGACACCGACAAATTCTTCTACAACATTGAGGAGACCAACGATGATTAAAAAGCTATGGAAAAAGTTTACGGAGTGGTTGTTTAAAGGTTTTTATGACTAATAAATGTAAAGGTTGTTTTTGCGATTGTCATTGTTTTGTAAAAGAACATTCAGATATGGACGGGGTATGTTCTTGCCAAAAATGTATGTGCAAATCAGTCGCTCCATTAAGTGATGAGGAATGTGAATCATGCCAATAGATAAAACAAAATGTTGTAAGGTGCATACTGAAGAAAAAGAAAAATCTGGGGAATGTTGTCAGCTAGATGAACAACAAGACGCAGAACAAGCAACATATGAAAATGAAACATACAAGGAGAATCATGAATAAATTATTTCTGGTCTTGGCTTTATTATTTGCTCTGAGCGCCTGCTCGGTGGGTAAAAAATGTACCTATACTCAAGAAGGAACTAAAATATCTTCTTGGTTATGGTTTACAAAAGATATGCCAGCAGACCTAGACAAAAACAATTGTAACTAATATGTTAGTTATGTCTTTGTTGGACATATAACGAAATGCTTCTAATGATAAAATATGTTATGCTGTTTGCTGGAATAAGCATAGGATTAATTATAGGATTCAGCGTGTATCATTATTTATTTATGGATAAGTTTAGTTGTTGTGGAGTATATGGATAAACCTTTAAAAATTTCAGACGAAGCAAGAGTACAAATGCCGATGAAAACGGTAGCCTCTTTGATCGCCATGGTCGCGATCGGAACCTGGGCGTTTTTTTCTATTCAGGAAAAATTAAATCAACACTCAACCCAACTACAAATTATGCAGAAGGATCTTGTAGAAAATACAGAATTTAGGATCAAGTGGCCTCGAGGACTCTTGGGCTCGTTACCTGCAGACAGTGAACAGTTTATGTTAATAGAAGAATTATATAAGCAAATGGATAAAATTCAAATCAGAGTAGACAGTATGATGCACAATGAAGTTAATATAAAAGCTTTAAATAAAGCTGTTAATAAACTACAAAGTGATGTAGAAAAATTAAAAGATAAGCAAAGACAATTTGCTAATGGAGATCAATAATGGAAGAAGTAATTATATGCGTGGCACTTTGTCTCTTCATGAATGGAGAGTTAGTCGAGCACACATACCAAAAATCGATGGCAGATTGTTTGAAGGCCAAGAGGGTTGCGGAGAGAACCATCCAGCCCGAGCGCGTCCAATTTAAATGCGGCAATAATATTAAGGCAAGAGTAGAATACATAGAGGAAAAAGGCCAAACGGCTCCTCGTACACGTATTATAGAAGTACTAGACCATGGCTATAAGAGTGACAGTTATGACGCAGAATCGAGATACTAGTGATAAAAGAAATAAAAACCCTGTGGCAAAAATACTTCGGTACTTCAAAGCCAGCACCCACAAAAACAAGAAAGCCTACACACGTAAGCCAAGAAACTCGAAGAGCACGGCTGCATTCCTTAGTCTCGGAGATTGGTAAAGAAGTCTTTAATGAAAATGTAAAGATGGAATGGGGACTGTGTCCTCATTGCAACTTTAATACTCATATGATCAGCAGTACCATTGAATATTGGAGATGTACTAATTGTCATGAATTGGTGCGTCAATATGTAAACGGTTCTATTCAATATCTACCTTTGACAGAAAAAAGGTTGGGTTATGTCCCGAAAGAAGAAAAGTAGTCTTTACGGTTATACCCACGTCAAAAAAACCCATAAAAAGAGGCCTGGGAGGCATTCCAAACGACTCAATAAAAAGCAAAATTACAAGAAATATCGCGGCCAGGGGAAAGTTTAATTTTTCCCAGCTCTTGACATATATCCTACATTAACCTATATATACCGTAGAAAGGAGAAAATATGAAAAAGAAAACTAAAAAAATAGAGGAAGAAACATCAAATGTTTATGTATTCTATAATGTAATAACTAAAGTAATGTTATTTGTAGATGCATTCACAGTCGACGAAGCGATGCATAAATTTGATGGATGTAATTTCCTTTGGAGAAAACACTGGAAAGTTTTCCTAGAAATAGGACACCAACCAGACTAGTGAAATACGTTATTTTATTACTCGTATTAGAGGGACCGTTATACTTTCCCTTTGATGATCGATTAACCTGTTCTGAACAGGGCTATGAAATTATGACTTCACTCGCGAAGTATCATGAACATACATCCGAGCTAAGACAAGGATGGTACACGGACCGCGGAGATTTAGTGTATGGATTTTACTGTAAATAGTCCCGTTCTGTCAGCAGAATGCGACTTGAACGGGAACAAAAGGCGAGAAGAAACTTCTGGCTACCACATTTTGGCCACATTGTCAAATTGATTTCTCAACAATACACGAATACTTGGTTCCAATTTGATGTTTATTTACATAAGCATAACCCAGCTTAGATAAAACCTTAGCCGATTCTAGATGAGCAGTCCTGGAACACTCATACCAACTATCAAATAATTTAGGATATTTAATAGGCTTCATGCAGGCATTTTCATGGAAAAATGTGCACACCCATATTACCAGTACAAATTTCATCTTGACATCCTCTTAGTATAATCCTATATTATGAACTATGGAAAGTTCGAAATTAGAGCAACTTATTAAATTACTTAGCAGAGAAAATGTTAAATTGAAAGAGAAAGTTGCAATGCTACAAGATCAATTAAGAATTATTCATAATATTAACAAAAAAGAGAAGGAGAATAACGATGACAGATATAACTAAATACAGAAATATTTCTGTGATTCATCAGGTATACAGCGATCTTGAAAAGATAAGTAGAAAGCTAATACCGGGAGTCAAGTTATCTATTAGTAAAACGGTTGAAACGTTAGCTGCAAAAGAAAAGCAACGTCTCAATGGTAAAATTACTAAAGACACTAAATGATACATATTGGAAATCATCAGACCCAACCTTTGTGGTCGAGAGAAGGAAAAAATCCTATACGAGAACTATGGGTTGCGGTCCTAACAAGGGCTATTCATGATGCCTTCGGGCAGAATGACTACACTGAAGCTCGAAGAGCTTTAGCGTGGCTCAAAGGGAGAAGTCAAGATTTCCGAGAAGTATGTGAATATGCAGGAAGAAATCCTGATTATGTTTACAAAAAATTAATTAAACCACTTAATGAAAGGGAGAAATACTTTGAAGACTTACAAAAAGACCCGTTCCACACGGACCCACAAAGCTATCTGCCCTGAATGTAAAGGGAACGGATATAAAAAAAAATATATTCCTTTTATTCAGGTCTGGAAATGGGGTATAGGATACTCTAAAATAGTACAATGCAAAACATGCAAATCACAGGGAGAAATTATTTATAATGAACCTAGGCTGGCAACGGTTGATGGCACTTTTAATGGTCCTGACGATCACCGCTCTACTCTTAACTAGTTGTGCTAACCCTACCGCTCTACTGATGAGTGGTGGAGGATTTGCAATTAGTCAGAATGCATACTCTAAAGTTTATAATGGAGCTGATGCTCTCACTGTTATTACCACTAAAAGATCTATAAAGGATCACGCTGTTGATAAAGTAAAAGAAATTAATGACTAACCTAATCTCGGGCTGGACGCCCCACCGTATTGAAGAGCACCTTAAATGGGTTGCACAACAAAAAAGACTTTCCCGTATTAAATATGAATCTAAACCGGAAAATAAAAAAAAGAAAAATGACTACATGAAAGAATATCTTAAACGACCTGAAGTCGTTGCCAAGCGAAAAGAATATTCTAAAAAAGCCTACGCTAAACATCGTAAAGTTCAACAGAAACAATACTATCATGGAAAGCTTAAAGTAAATAGAGATCCCTGGTATATCAACCAACTAAAGGAGAATGATCAACTACATGCAAGAAACACTGAACGATTCACCCGTACTGTGTCCGAGTTGCCGGAAAAGAAAACTATATAGAAAAGTTTGGGTCACTACCGAGCACGGAAAGAAATGGCAACGAGACTATTTTAGAGAATACCGACAACGTCCTTACGTTAAGGCAAAAGCCCATGAATACTATTTAAAAAGAAAGATTGAGAAATATGCCCATGTATAAACCTTTACCCGAATCACTAACCATTAAAGAAAGTGGAATCGAGGGCTTAGGCCTTTTTGCCAAAGAAGGCATTGGCCAGGGAACTAATCTTGGTATGACTCATCTTAAAATTAAAGATGAAATATTTAGAACACCCCTAGGTGGATTCATTAATCATGCCAATGATGCTAATTGCGTCAAAGTTGAATTTAATAATGATCGATGGCATCTTATAACTTTAAGAAATATTAAAGAAGGAGAAGAATTAACCGTCAGATACACGTTTTACAACATTTGACATCTTGGTCCAAAACTAGTAGAAATGGACCATGAAATCAAAAACAATCAACGGAAAATGTTTTGTTTATCTCGCTAATGGCGATCTAGTCCCTCGGTCTCAACATCCCGACCGTATAGAATATCGTCGCAAAAGATACCTAGAAAATAAACAAAAGGAAAACGAAAACTTCAGAAGATGGTATCAGAAAAATCGAGAAAAAACGTTAGCTCAGAAAAAAATTTATAGAATAAATAATCCTGAAAAAATAAAACAAAAGAATTTAGCCTATATTAATTCAGAGCGGGGATATCTTATGGGCCTGTGGCATGGCATTAATAAAAAGCAAAATCGACACAGAACTAATTTGACCAAAGAAATTTTTTTCAAATTTTGCTACGATCATAAAGAAAAGATGGGTGGATGGTTTTCCGGATACTTTAATCAACAGATGACGATGCAACGATCGGTTGGACGAGTGAGCAGAAAAAGAGTATTATCGAACATGTCCATAGATCGTATTGATAATTCAAAACAATATCAAATAGGTAATCTTATTCTTTGTACATGGAAAGAAAACAATGACAAGGGAGCGATGTCCATTAAATTAATGAGGAGAGTTTTAGAAATTGTAGATAATAAATGATTTTAAAGAAAGAAGATTATAAAAAGTACGCCGATTGTATACGATCGGACCAAGTATCAGCGCCCGAAGTAGCTGAACTGTTTGAAAATAAAAAATTTAAAAATTGGTATAGAAAGACCTATCTCTATCCCGAAGATCGGAAATATGGTAAGCTTAAAACAACGAGTCTATAATAAACTTCGTTATCTTAAAGACCGGGAGCAATGGAAAGAACAGAGCCGAAACTATTACCATAATAATAAAGAAGCTAGGAAAGAATACCGATTAGAAAATAAAGAAAAATTAAGAGCGTATCATAAGATGTATGCCCTAAAGAACAGGGAAAAGAAAAAAGCTTATCGCTTAAAAACAAGAGAACATATGAAAGAATGGCAGCGGGCCTACTACCAAAAGAATAAAGCCATGATTAAAATCAGACGTTATTATAAGGATGAAGCAAGAGCATGAAGGAGATTGAATGAAAAAGATAAAATATCCTAATGTATTAGGTAAAGATTGTTGTAATCAAGCCGAAGCCAATGATCATTGGCGTGGAAGACTCGAAGAAGTAAAAAAAAGACTTGAAGTAGGACATTATTTAACTGAAAAAACCGCTATTAAGCATTCTGAAATTGTTCATTTATTTAAAACTTACTTCCCTTCAGGTAGAAATCCAGAGTGGGAAAAAAGAAAATTTGGATATGGAGTCTGGGGCTATGAGTTTCAATATAATGATCATGATCAACTTCATTTAGTTCTTCTTCGTCAAGGGACAGACCATACCACTGAATCCTGTGAAAAAGTTAAAAAAGGTGAGTTCTGTTTGTGTGAGGTCGCTGCTGGAGACGAAGAGCCTATTTCTAAAGATGCTTTTACCTGTTTTGGAGCTGGTGTTAAAGCTACGAAAAATATAAAGGCTGAGCTTAACGTTGCTTTTAGACGCGCAGTTGATCCTCAAATTAAAGAATTTAGACAACGGATAAAATATTGCTGTGCTGTGTGTAAAGAAAAGGTGGAGCCTCTTGATAGTCAAGTCCACCATAAATATCTCTCTTTTGACACGCTCGTAAAAAATTTTAAAAAATTATATGACTATATCGATGAAGAATTATACTCCAATGTTTATAAATACTGGGATCAATGGTACTTTGAAGAAGGCTGTATTGCTAAGGAGCGATGGATGAAATTTCATAAGGAAAATGCTACTCTCGAACTGCTGTGTAAACCCTGTCACTACAAGGAGAAGGCAGCGTGAAAAAAAATAATAAATACAACTACGTTCAGGCTATACAAATGACGGAACACGGCTCGCGGAGCTATGATATCAGCGGAATGAGATTGCCAAGTGTAACAACAATACTTGCAAAAACAAAAAATCAAGCCTATTTAAACCGCTGGAAAAATAAGGTTGGACATGAAGAAGCAGAGCGAATCAAGAATTATTCTAGCAAGAGGGGTACTTCCATGCATAAGTTCATTGAGAAATACATCCAAGGTACTGGGTATGATGACCTTACTGAAATCGGACGCGAGGCGAAACCCATGGCCGATAAGATTATTGAGATGGGTCTGTCACCGGTTAAGGAATACTACGGCTCGGAAGTAACCGTTCATTACACAGGACTCTACGCTGGATCAACCGATCTAGTCTGCATGCACAACGATTTAGAAACTATTATAGATTTTAAACAGGCTAACAGACCTAAGAAGCAAGAATGGATTGAAGACTATTATATGCAGATTGCGGCCTATGCTATGGCACATGACTATATTTATGGCTCTAGCATTAGACAAGGCATCATTATGGTATGTACTCCTGACCTATATTTGCAAGAATTCAGGTTTCAAGACGATAATATGCGCAAGTGGAAACACAAGTTTTTAAAAAGACTTGATGAATACTACGAAATAATGAGAGAACCTCAAATAAACAATGACGAATTGTTAGCAGAGTTTGAGAAAGCTAAAGTGTGACATATATGTCACACTATCCCTATATAGGGATATGAGAAGTTTTATACATATCAAAAAACAAAACACTTCATAAAAAGGTAGAATAGTAAGGAATTGATGTAAGTGATTGATTTAATTGAATAAATCAACTTACTATTTACTTACTTTTATTACTATTTTACAAATAAGTGAGTAAAATAGCGGTTTATTAGCAGTTATTCCTACACGCGCACGAACCACTATATAAAAAACTTTGAAAAGTTCTGATATCCCTATATACAGAGGTGGGTTATGCATAATGGGAAAAACAGAAAAAGAGAATTGGATAGAAGTGTTCAATCGCAAACACAATCCGTGGATGTACGATGAAAAGAAAACCAAGAAGAAAAAGATTAATAGACGTTACCGAAAGATCGGCGGAAAAATTAGGCTACGCAAAATATAGAATTGAATGGTTTGATATTTCCTCAGATTCAGGATGGGCGAGCGAAAAAGAATTTTCTAGAATGAAATTAGCTACACCTGTGAGTGAAGGTTGGTTATTTGAAAAGGATGAATGTGTTATTAAAATTTTTGCTAGCTATGATAAAGATGAGGATGCTTTGCATTTTGGTGAGCGCACAGTAATTCCTTTATCTTGTGTTAAGAAGATGACTAAGATAAAATAATGGTGAATTGGGAATATCCCTGGAAGGAGGAAAAAGTGGCTAAAAAGAAAAAAGCAAAAGCAAAGAAGAAAAAAACAAAATCTAAAAAGAAAAAGAAAAGATAAGGAGGATATATGAATAAGATTGCTAAGAAGTTAAGAAAGCTTAAAGATCAATTAGATAAGATTGAAGAAAAAGAAGATGAAATTTTATCACAGATTGATGAAGCTATTGATGAATTAGAAGAAGATAATTCTGACGAGTAGTGTGGCCTAAGTCGGAATGGCTTCAACTTTTTTTAATGTTGGGAGCCCTGTCGTTTCTTTGGTGGTTATTGATCGCACTTCCTTCTTTATCTCTTCAATAGGTTTGGCGTCTAGAATAGGAGCGTAGTCATTAATGATTTGTTTCATTTTGGCTTCTAGTTCCTGTTCTGTCATGTCTTCTAGCTTGCCTGTTTTTATAATCTTTTGTTCAATATAAAGTCCAGCAGCTTTTCCTCTGCTTACCTCAGCATTTACAGCTGATGAAAAACTTCCACGTTTAATAGCAAGTTCTCTGAGTTTTGCTAACTCTGCTATATGTCTTTCAAATGTTATTGCATACTTCTTTTGATTCTCTTCTCTTAACTCACCTATGTATTTTACTACGAGAGGTGAATGCCTAGGATTCTGTAATTCGGATGCTTCTTGATTGGCTCTGTTTTCGCTATAGCCAGCAGCAATGGCTGCTTCTCTGCCTGTAGTCTTGCCTTCATTGTAGACTAGGTATTCAGCAAATCTTTTTTGCATTTCAGTTAATCTTTTTGGTACGCCCATGTATTGACTTATAGGGTAATGTAAGGTAAAAGTCAATTATGGATTTAGTAGAGTTATTGCAGAGAGAAATACAGGGTTGGAAAGAAAAATGGGCAAAGTTAAAAGAAGAGAATGTTAACTTGAAAGGGTTTAGAGCAATGGTTATGGAAGAGCCTAAAAAATATTCTAAGCCAGGTATGGGACATAATGGTCCGCCTAGTGAAGGAGAAGAACAAGACAATCCTACTATCTTTGATGTCGCTAGAGATGATTTTAAGAAAGAACTTAATTGGAAAGAAAAATATGTTAAAGAACATAAGCTCAGACAAGAAGCTGAAACTGAAACTATCCTCGTTAAGGGGATTGGAATGAACTCACCTGAGATGAAGAAAGCCAAAGAAAAAATAAAAGAATTAGAAGAAGCATTAGCTAATGCGTTAGCTATTGATGAATCACATCAAAAACAAATGGGTCAATTACAAGTTAGATTAACTGAGGTTGAAGAAGAAAATAAGAAACTAGCTAAACATTTTGAGAGTCAAGTTGAGAGAACTAGAAAAGCAGGAATGTAATGAGAGAGTATGATGAGATCGTTAAGGATATTAAGACTGTTTTGGAAGAGAAGGTTGCCCCTTCGGTGGCGGCTCATAATGGTAGTATTGGTTTTATTAACTTCGCCATGGATACTGGCGTGGCTACTTTGAAGTTATCAGGTAGTTGTTCAGGTTGTGCTATGTCAAAGATTACTCTGCAGCGTGGTGTTGAAACTACGTTGAAACATTATATCCCTGAAGTTAACTCGATTGTAGGCCAAGATGATGAAGAGGCTGCATCACAGGGCTATGAACCCTATATTCCTAAAGATAAAGAACCTGATTGGAAAAAATTCTTGCGTGAGGATTAATGTTTATAGCTGATCTACAAAATATCTTATCTGAATTTACAGATGGTAAAAAAGGAAATGCTATTAAGCATGCGAGGATTTATGTGTCCTTAAATCCTTCTCACCTTGCAGAAATAAAAAAGATTGAAGTCCAATCTAATAATATTATAAGAGCAAAAGAGCCTTTAAGAGTTGTTTTATATCCTCAAAAAGAATCTCCTAAACTAATAATTTAGAATGCATTGGTTACCTTGAAACCAGAGCGAAAATTATACCATGACCTTAAGAAAAATACGCCAGGAATTTCCTGGAATCGCATTGAAAACCTTGCTGGGATTGGTATGCCTGACTGCTTGGGGTACAATGATAATAGGCACTTTTTTACTGTTGAGTTAAAAGTTATTAAAGGGAATCAGATCCGATTTTCACCACACCAAATTTCATTTCATATCACACATCCTGAAAGAACTTACATCCTTATCAGAGCCCTCGGTCAGAGGTCTCTAAAACTTTTTCCAGGAAACGAGATTAAGAAGCT